TTGCTGTAAGTTGAGTTAAAGTTGAAATTGCAAAAACATTTCCAGTTCCTGTAAGAACTGCACCATGACCTATGTTCCAGGCGCCACTTGACCATTCATCGGCGTTCCAGTAACCACCAAAATCTATTTGAGTTTCTAATTGTTGACCAGTAATATCTGCAAGAGTATCAGGAGATGTATTCCAAGCTCCTACGTTATACCCTAGCCTGCTCCAACCTTCTTGCGCTGTTGGCATAGGAGTTTACCTCTCTATGCTATACGAATTAATCCGTTAGTAGCATCAGCGTTTGGAAACTGTAGCTCGAATGTTCCGTTTGTAGATGTTTTAACACCACCAAAATCTAAAACTGCAATTGCAGCATTACTTAAAGTATTATTATAAATTAAAGCAGCTTGTGCAGAAATAGTTGCATTAGCAAATGTAACGTTATCAGCATCAAATATTGCTGTAGTTCCATCAACAGTAATTGCAACGTTACTTAATGTAGCTCCACCAGTTGTGTAATTAGTTCCAGATGATGAAATTTCATTACTTGTAGTGTATGCAGTAGTGTTTTGATTTAAAGTAGCAAGGTTTGAATATAAAGCACACTTTAATGTACTTGCAACTAAATTTGCTCCTGGCTTCATTAAGTCTTCCTTAAATGTAACCGTGATAGCTTGTGTAATCGGCATTTTTTATTGTCCTCCAGTTAAAGTGTTTTCTCCAAGTGGGCTACCAGGAAATTTAAAGTCCGTTCTTCTTCTTCTACGAGCTTCATTATTAATAGCAGTCACACTCTCAACATATTTTTTGTTGTAGATATTATAGTCTTCCATGTTCTTTGTAAAGATATTTGCTTCAGCTAGACAACCATATAAAAGAGCATCTGGAGTATTAGTAGTATAATAATTAGTTGTATTCGTATTAGATAATGGATTAATTCTTCCTTGATATCCTAATTGAATAGAATAAGCTTGATCTGGTGTAGGAGCTAAATATAACGTATTATCATCAAAATTAGCAAAATATTTAGGTTGAGCTGTTATACTTACATTAGGCCAATATTCTTGTATAAATTCTAATGGTTTAATTTCTAAAAAAGAAACGTTACCGCTTACTGTTATATTAACATAATTAATAAGCATAGGCTCTATTGCCGATGGTAAAGTTACAAATCTATCTCCTGAATAAACAGAAGATGTCATATTTTGATTAAATCCTACTGGATCAATATCTCTTGAAAGTCTAAACTCTGTGTTATCAATAAATGTGTCTAATTGATTTGTAAAGTCAGTTCCATTATTTTCAGCCCAAAGTTGTATATCACTCTTTAGACTTGAGTACGTCATTGCCATCTTTTTTATCTCCCGGTGCTACAGTAAATTTAGACCATGCATATCCTTTAAATGCGTAAGTTCCCCAATGAGTAAGAGGACTTAATAAATCAGCGTGTATTTTACCACCAATCTTTTGCCACATTCTACAAAAAGCATAGTCTTCACTTAGGTATCTATTACTTTTTTCATCAATAATACAGTCAAAAAATGCATATGTATTTTTAGAAGTAAATCTTTCAGAATTTATGATCTGATCGCTAGTATATTTAAGATTAGGATAAGCTTTCATCATCTTATAAAATACTTCTTTTTTAATACACATAAAACCAGTAGCTGCATCTAATACTTCTACAAATCCAGCTTTCATTTGAATATCTTTAGGATTTGCAAAATTTAAATTATATCCTAAAGATTTTTGCTCCATATTTTCAAAATCTCCTTTTTTAGCAAGTTCTACAACATGGTTCCAATCTACAGATTTTCTAGCATATACTCCGCAAGCTATATCGTGTCCTGAATCTAATAATCTCCAAATGTTTTTACCTTCAAAACCTATATCGGCGTCTATAAACATTAAATGTGTAAATCTATCATGTGGATCTGACTCACATAAATCTAAAAATTGTGCGACTAAAGTATTTCTAGCTCTAGTAACTAAACTTTCATTTCCCATAGTATTTAATACCATGTGAAAATCATTTTTAGCAGCAACTTGTTGAGTTTGAATAATTCCATGAAGATAACCTTCATTGATCATTCCACCATAACATGGTGTTGCAATTACAACGCCATATTTTTTCTTTTTATTTAATTCATCACTCATGAAGTGACTACTGTAACACTTCCTAGAGATAATGATAACAAATTTGTTGTAGCTTCTGCAACTCCTACTGCTAACACAGCTCCTGATGTATTAGGGTATATAGTCTGAATCTGATCTGGAACACCACCTATGAGTGAATTTGGGACATTTAAACGTGCATTTTCTAATGATGTAGCATCAGTAAAATAAGTTAAATCAAGTTGTGGATGTTTTGGTTCATATTCAGAATCATGTACAAATAGACCATTCCATTCAAATAACATTTCATTATGAGGAAATTCTAATCCACTTCTATCTGATATACTTCTTCCATATCTACCACTTGAAAATTTAGTGTAAGGTGCTCTATGTGGTTTTTTAGTTCTTTCACTATTAGAATTTGCACCAGCCATTATATTGCCCTTCCATATCCTGGAACTATCCTAGTTGTAGGAGTAGAGTCCGCAGATTGTGCTCTTGAAAATGCTTCTTCATAATCTAATTTTAATTCAGCTCTCATATTACCATCTATGCCTGGTCTTTTTTTACTTAAAAAATAAGCTAGTCCAGAACACATTGCTTCAATCCAACGAGAAGGTACATCTACATTTTGATCTACGCCATTTACAGTATTTGCTGTTATATCTTCCATTCTTCTAATTCTCCAATATCTCATTACATCTGTAGAATTAACAGGAGTTGGATATAAAAATAAAACTGGTGTAGATAATCTTTGTAAAAAAAATTGAGTAGGTAAAGATTGAGTTGATTTAACTCCAATTGCTTCGTAATCTCCTAGAGCTAAACGTGTCATAAAATAATCAGTATTAGTTCCACCTTCATTTCTTCTAATACTTGATTCAACTATATCAATAGTATCAGCAGGAAGTGTATATTGATTTGTTCCTTGTACTAATGATAAAGTTTCTAATTCTACAGTCCATTGATTGTAACCACGATTGGCCCAATCTGTGAACATTATATTTAAACTTCTTCTTGCAGAACGAACATCATAACCTAATATTGGATCACCTCCAATACGATCATATGCTTCCTGAATTACTTCAGTTACATTTAAATTAAATGTTGCTGTACCTGATAGTGCCATAAAGACCTACGCAAAGAATACAGTTAATCCTGCAACGTTAGTTAAATTAGCTTGAAGTTTAGTTCCAAATTTTATACCTTCATCAGGTAAACTAATAGATACGGGACCCGATGCAACACTCGCTGCTGTAGTAATACTGAATATAGTTACATTATCATCTGCAAATGTAACAGTTCCAGCGGTAGCAGTTGGAGTTGCAATAAATCCTTTTAATCTAGTAGGTCCGCCAAATAAATCAACATTTGATCCTGTAGTAGTAGTACTATTTGCTTTTACATCTGAACCTGACATATTTTCTCCTTATAATAGATTATATTTTTTTAAGTCTTGTAATAATAGACTAACTCTGTCCTCATTAACAGCTGGTTTTCTTCTAATAGATGATAATATATCGCTAGTATATTGACTTGATAAATCTAAAGATGAAGCATTTAAATTTTTATCTAATTTACTATCAAATGCAAAATCTCTTCCAGAACCACCTCCTCCACCTGTCATAGGTTTAGAATCTGAGAATTTATTGATAACTTTTTCTATATCTGATAATTTTTTATCAAGAGTTTGTTCTTGTTTTTGACCAGTTATATAATCTGAACCTGTTTTTATATCAGTAGGTTTTGCAGCTCTATAATCTTCTTGTTCTCCTAAAATTTGTTGTTCTTCAGAAGGTTTATATTCTTCTTTAGCTTTTTGAAATTCTTCAAGTTTTTTAGTTTTACTATCTTTAAATAAATCACTTATACTAGATGAAGCTCTATCTTTTGTCTCTGAAATTTTTGTAGAAATATCTGTATTAGATAAATTGGCAAACGTATTAGATAAATTACTACCGATATTTCCTATATCATTAAAATAGTTTAAAAATCCGTATTCGTTTTCCATAGTCTTTTAATGAGGGCCCGAAGGCCCTCTAATTAATTATGCTAAGTTTCTATCTTGTAAATAGTAAACAGTAACAACGGCAGAGCCAGTTGTACCATCACCACTTGCAGCTTGAAATACAGCAGTAAGTTTTGAATCTGAAGTTCCAACATCGTAAAATGCTGATGAAATAATAGCAGCATTTACAGCTGTTACTCTTCCAGTAACTTTTGCATTTGATACAGCAATATAAGCTGTAGCATTTGAAGCATTACCAACAGAAACGTTTGCAGCACCAGTATCGTTAGATACTACTGTAACATCAGCAAATATTTCTACTATTTGTGAGTTAGCAGGTATTACTGCAACTGTAGTGTTAGCAGTCGCTCCTGTAAGAGCAACAACTTGACTTTGACTCATTAATACAAAACCTGTGTTTTGTATATCTGTGCCAACTGTTGTGCCTGTAGTGTCTTTAATCGTTCCCGCTTTAATCGGTCCCGAAAATGTAGTTGTACCCATAAGTCTATACCTCCAGTATAGTCTGCTTTCGCAGTCGTTTGAGTTAAATACTAGGCGTATTGCTACGCCTAGTACAGATTAGTTATTAAGCTCCTTCTGAACCGTAGATAGTTCTCCAGTCTGTGAAACCGAAAGAATATCTTTCTCTAACTTTGTATCTTAAATTACCAGTTTCAAAATCGCCTTCAACAGCTTTTTTGATTGGTGATCTTACAAAGTGTTTCATTCCATCTGGGCAATCAGTCATAACGAAGTATGCATCAGGATCAGTTAATCGCTGGTTAACAGCAACTCCGCCCGGAATCATACCCATTTGTTTCATTGCATTGATGTCATTATCAGCAGTCGCAGGTCTTAAATTAGATTTAAGAATACGCTCAGCAACAAACACCAATTGAGGTGGAACGATTAGTTTTTGTCCAGTCAATGCTATTGGAATACTTCTATCATCAACCGCAGTTGAGATTTGAATCAATAAACTTTCAAGAGAAGTTTCTGATAAATCTGCAGCTGTTGCTAATTTGTTAGAAGCTGTTCCACCACCGCCTAGTGGGTGATCAGTAGCAAGTAAAGTCTTGCCATCACCACCTACTGAACTAGTAGTTGCATTGTTAAGGATATTTGCACCTTTGATTTCTTTAGTATGTTGCATTGATCTTGCTAGTGCACGAGCATACTTAGCACCTAAAGATCCGTATAGACCATCTTCTTCAGCTTCCTCAGTTATTGAGAATGCTAAAGCTATAGTTTCATGTACGTATCTTGCGGAGTAACCCTCTTTTCCACTATCGTAAGATATTGCAGCACCTTCAGCTTTAGTTGGTGCAGCTCCGAAGCCGATCATTTGTACATCTTCTTCAAAAGCTTTCATTGATTGCTCAATAGAGTAAATATCTCTCCATTGTTCTGGGTATCTATCATACTCCATAGCAAACACAGTATTTAAACCAAGATTAAGCTGCTTGGTAAACAGCGCCCTATTTAGTGCCATGTGTCAATCTCCTTAAATACCGCTAGCACGAGTACCATATAGATGGTTATTAATAACCACTTCTAATTTAGCATCCGCACCTACAGCGTTATCTGGCGCATCGACAAGTCTTAGTATTCTTAAAGGTAACGCAGTCGTACCTAAAGTCGCTAAGTTAGCTTCTTGTTGAGATCCACCAAAAGTTGTTTCACCAGCAGTCAATAAAACATTGCAAAGCTCACCTACGTTAGCATTTGCGAATGTACCAGAACCCTGGACTTGATATGTTATATTTGGATCATCATATACAAATGCAGTCGCCGCTGTATTAGCTTTAATTGCAGTTGATGCTGTCCAAACTTTGGAGAATTTTATATCTCCACTTGCTCTGTCGATGTATTGAACACCATAGAACACACCTAGTGCGTTCGATGTATTTGTTCCAATACCTACAGTTCCATCAGATAGTAATGTTACCAAATCACCAGAAAATAGTGAAGTTGCATAAGCATTAGCTATAGGATAGGCCTGAGGTCTAACAACACCGCCAGTTAAATGCCTAAGGGGCGTAAACCCACTAGGCGCATCAGTATTAGCCATTTTATAACTCCTTGTTATAAATTATTACTCTTTAAAACCGCCCCTCGTAACTTCGGTCTTGTAAGAACGGCTTATAGGATTTCCGGCTTTTTCTACTTTGTGAATGTCCATCTCAACTGATCGCATTAAGTTCTCAGTCATTTTGGCGTAATATTCATTACGTTCATTTACCATGTGTTCTGGCATTTCGCAAAGTACCATTCCTTCCATACCTACATAACCGGCAAATTTGCCATGTTCAATCGTAGCAAATTTATTAGCATCAGGAACAGTTTTAATGTCCCTAGGTTGCCAACCTTCTCGCATACGTTTGGCCACATTTGTCGGTGTTTCCTGTCCTAATACCATAGTTGCAATCCATCTCTGTTTGAAACCAGGTCTTGGTTCAGGTGCCTCCAATAAATTAGTTGGGCGCCACTTTGAAGCTACAGTTGATTTCTCAACTCTAGTTTCATTTTTTATTTTATTATTCTTCATGTCAGGCTCCTATAGTTGTCCTGTATCACTAAAGTTTTTTACTTCTTTAGCAAAACGTTTTAGTGCCGCTTCATCATTGATGTCAATACCGAATTTTCTCGCAGTATCTAAATCATCAGAAGTGAGCTTAACTCGGTTACTGTCGATTCCTTTTTTACGAGAAACCCCAGCAACAGGAGATTGCACTCTGTTAGCTTTTTGTACCACATTTTTGTCAGTTTGAGAAGAACTTTCTTCAGATTTACTAAAATGAGGTAAACTAGAAGATTTTAACCTTTTAGTCATTTCATTATAATACTCTGGATCATTTACATCCCAACCTTCTTCTGTCAGTTCAGCATCAATTCCATAAGCCATAGCTGTTTCTTTACGATAGCCAGGTTTATTGAACCAAGTACTGTTTTCTTTAACCCAATCAGCTGCTAAAGGCGGTACTTGTTTTCTAGCATCAGCTTTTTTAGGTATTTCAGAAGCATATTCTTGCGTCTTATTCATCTGATTACGAATATCAGCCATATTTTCATACAACTTAATTTGTTCATCAGTATTTCCTTCTTCAATAGCTTGTTTAAGCTTTTGAGAAACTTGAGAATATTGACTAGATAAAGATTTACTTGCCAAGTCAAGAGTTTTTTTCTCCATATTTGACAATCTATCTTCTAGTTCAACTATTCTTTGTTCAGCTTCAGCTCGTTTAGCAACTTCTTTTTGAATTCGCTTACGAACCTTCTCTGAATAAGGAAGTTCATCTGAATAAGGCGGAACGTTTGGTTTAGTTTCAACCTTTTCTTCGATTTTAGGTTGTTCTATTTTTTCTTCTGCTTTCTGTTCTACATTTTCTTCTTTGTAGTCGTTCATCAGAGCTTCAAGTGGATTTTGAGGAACTTCTATTTCTTTTTCAGAATTAGGTTCATCTAATTTCACTTCAATCTCTTTCTTTGTTTCTTCTTCGTTAGGCATAGTTATCTCCTATGTTGGCGTTATTCTTAACTCAATAACGTATATTTATATTTGCTGAGATATTACTTCAGAATTTTCAAGTGAAGCAATAATCTCATCATCATTTACTATCACCATTTTGACATTTTGTACAGATATGCGTGCGCCTGCGTAACGACCGAACAAAACCCAATCTCCTACTTTACACCAAGGTGATTTTCTATCGCTATAACACTCAGGTCCCATTGCTATTACTTGACCTATACTATTTAAATAAGATTGAGTATCTTTGTTGTTATCAGATAAATAAATACCACCTTTTGTTTTAGATACAGGACCTTTTGGTCTTATTAAAATTCTATATCCAACAGGTTGTGGTACATTTGCTGGTGTAAGTACATCATCTTCTGTAGCCCATGCTTCGTTATTAATCATCTTCTATTTCTCCTTTTTTGTATTTTTCTATTAACTCATTAATAATTTGTAGAGATTTATCTAAACCCTGACCGTAGCCATAGTTTCTTTTAAACTCCTCTATGTTATCTACACCTTTTGACAACAAATTATTACCTAATTCTTCTTTATGTCTTTTTATTTGATTCTTAATCGCTTGTAGTAGTTTTTCCATTTACCATTTCTTTCAATTTATTAAGAGCATCATCAAATGATGTGTTTAATTTTTTAGAAGCTATCACAAATTGTTTTGGTTTAACCAAACTTATAGATATTCTTTTATTTTCTAAAAATTTTTTAGCTTGTCTTATTTCTTCAGCTTTAATAGACATACTATTTATCACGTTTTGCAATTCGAGAAGCTGCCTCCACTATTTTAGCTTTCACTTCAGCATCTTTTCTAGTTTGTTGTCTCTCATTAGTTTTAACACCTTCTTCAAATCTTGCTTTACGAATGTTTAATTCTTCAGTTTTTAATTTTAAATTTGCCATTTTCTCTTGCATATCCATTTGCATTTGTTGTTGTTCTGGACTTGGTGGCATACTACCCATTAAACCCTGTGCTGCTTGAGCTGCTGCAGCTGCAATTCTATTTTCTTGTTCAATTGGAAGTGGTTTAGTTTCTTTATCTAAAAATTCTTGATTAAATTGACCACTTGATACTGGAGTTCCTTCTTGAACTTGAGCTTGCATCTGTTGTTGATATAAAAATGCTAAATGTTGACCCATATGTGCTAACATTTGACCATATAGAGCTTGTTTAGCTTCAGGTGTTCCACCGAATCTTGGATCATTAATGAATTGTTGATGAACCATAAGATGAGCTTGATGGTCTTGTTCTTCAAAAACTTGAATAGGTTTACCATTTAATACAGCCATATTCTCAGAAACTGGATCTCTACGAGGAGTTTCTTTATCATCTATTAATAAATTTTCATAATCAGGTACATTTAGAGATTGTAAAAATCTTTTATAAGCTTGTTTTACATCAATAATTTGAGGAGCTTGTTGTGCTAATTGAAGTCCAGTTTGGGCTAAAGCAATTCTTTGAGCAGAAGATGAAATATTAGGATCAGATACTGGTACTACAGCTATCGCTTGATCAAAATCTTTTCTTCTAACAATTTTTCTTTCACCAATAGTTTCATATGGATATTCATCGTCTAAATACTCTCCATTAATTTCATAAATTAATTTAAATTCTCTACCTTGAGCTTGATGTAATCGTTTATGTATAGCAGAAAATACTTTAGAGCCTTGTTCTATAAGAGCAATAGTAGTTCCTACTGGACCAGATCCTGCTGATTGACCTACCATCGCATCTGCTATTGATGCAAAACGTCTACCTGATTCTGTCATTACTCCTAAAAGTTGAAGTAACGTAGGAGAAGGTTCTTTAAATGGAAGTGGTATAAATGATTTTCTTAAATCATCTCCATAAGCTTCTACTTCTACCCATTCTCCTGGAGATATAGTTAAATCTCCACCTTCAATTCTTGCTCCCTTAGCTCTAAAGCCACCATTTAAATTTGCGAATGCTGCTGAGTCAAGTAAAGCTCTTAAAGCTCCAGTGCTCGCATGCTGTAGACCGCCGATCATTTGTATTAAACCAAATCCATAAAAACCTAAACCTGGTAAATATTTATAATGAATAAAATAAGTTCTCTTACGTTTTAATTGATCTTCTTCTTTCCAGTTACGTCTAATTGATAATACAACTTGCATATCATAATCAATTGTAACGATATAAGGTAAAGCAACTCCGTTTTTATCTTCTTCTAAATCTAAATCCACATGCATTTCTAAAATAGTATGTAATCTATCAGCAGATGATGGAGACATACCTTCTAATCTTTGAAGTGTTGCTTGTATTTGATCATCTACATTAGTATCAGATTGAGTTTTAGATAAAGCAACATCTCTATAGAATCCTACTACTTGGTATCTTTTAATTTCATTTACAGATAATTTCATTACTTGAGTATATCTTTCCGCAGTTTGTAAATCTGTATTTTGATATGCTATTACAAAATCTTCTGCTGGAACAAATTTTGAACAAACTCTATCTAAAGTATCATCGAAGTATATTTTTTTAAATGCTGAACCAGATAATGATAAATAAAATAACATTTGATCTAATTCATTAAAGTAATCTGGAATTTGAGTAGTAAGTTGATAGTTCATGTAATCTTCAACTCGTGAAGCTTGTTCTATTTTCTTATCAGTAATTTTACCAATGATTTGAGTTTTTACAGGTCCTCCTGGAGGAAATAACTCCGCAATAGCTCTAGCTTGAAATTGAGTGGCAGCTTCCGCAAGTAATGGGTGATGTACTCCAGAAGCTCCAGGGAAAGGATCATTTCTATCTTCAACAATTACGCCTAACATTTTTAGACCTTTAGAATATTGGTCTTCCCATTCTTTTCTTGAAGACTTATCATCTTCATAAGCAGTAACTAGTTGTTTTCCAATTCTTGAAACTTTAAAACTATCTAATGTCTCTGCAAGATTTTCATAATGATCACTTTTAAATTCTTCTTCAGCTTTATCAGTTTCATCTTCATTTATATCGACAGTAATCTTCTTACCTTCATCATCGGTATATTGCAGTTTCTGTTTATCTAGTTCTACTTCAAGTGCCATATTATTTTTTCTTTTTACTTTTAAGAAATCCAGCTTTCATATTTGCATATGCTTTTGGAGTTATAGTAGATTTAGATTTAGGTCTACTAGTTCCTGCTTTTTTTCTTTTATTTATATTTGCGTATAGTCCTTGTTTTTTTTTCATAGGTTTACTGACTTGTTGTGGAAAGTTAGGCCGTGCCATTGGCATTACTTTTTCTTTCCTTTTTTCATTTTACCACTTTTAGTTTCTATATATCCTTTTTTCTCTAATCTTGTTTCTCTGGCTTCCATTTTTTTAGTTTCTTTATTCTCATGTGCCATTGATTCGTCTTTAGCTGCTCTCATTATTTTTTTCCTTTTCTTGCTTCTGATAAAGCAATTGCTATAGCTTGTTTTCTTGATTTAACTTTTTTCTTTGATTTTCCAATGTTAAGTTCTCCTTTTTTATACTCTTTCATAACTTTAGAAATTTTATTTTGTGCTTTTGTTTTTTTCATTGTTTAATACCTCCGGGTTCATACCCTATACATCTATAGTATAGTATAAAACAAAAAATCACTGGAATAAAGCGAATTATTCCAGTGATTAAACAATCAAAAAGGATCTTATTTTGAGAAGTTTGCTTTGTAATCTTCAAAAGCATCTTTCCAGAACTTTTGAACTTTCTGATTATAGTCAGTCCAGAAGCTCTTAACTTTACTATAATCTAAATAATCTAAAGGGTTAAACATAATTATCTCCTATTGTTAATAGGTATATAATTATTATTTTTTACATTTACAGGTCTGATTCTTAAATCTTTTAGCTCTTTTTTTTAATTCATATCTCCATAATTTATATGATAACCATGAATTAAATTTATTTAATAAATTAATTATTACCGACATCTCCATCTCCTCCTAGCTTGTCTTAATCTTGAATTAGGATCTTTTGCAGCTTTAGGAAACATTTTCATTTGACCCGCTGATCTTGCACAATAAGATTTTCTTCTTGAAGCTGATTTACTACCTGGTTTTACTTTA